ATTTTTATTAACTAAAATATTATATAACTGAATTTCTTTACCCAACTCTGTATTTTCTTTAAAATAAGTTTTGATTAATTTTATTGCTGCAGATTTTCCACTGTTTAGAATATCTGCAGTTATTTGCCTCGTTAAAAGCTCAAATAAAATACCAGTATTCTTAATTTTTGAATGCTTAACTCGTTGATCCATAAAAAATACTCCAAAAAAGTTTTAATATACTTTTACTCATTTATAAATATAAAGAAACACAATAATTCCTCACTTTAAGAATCACTTAAAGAAGAAGATACCTCTGTTTCATATTCATCTTTTAATTCCTGCGCTTCGTTTATCAACTCTCTATCTTTATTTCCAAAAGCAGTGTTTAATTTATCCAAGTGAGCCAACGCTAATGTACTACCATACTTAGGTGAGTACGAACCACTCTTCTTTTTATCATGCGCACCCAAAGGATCCCTACCTCTCGCGCTTCCATCTTTACTATATTTAGGACCTTCCTTTGGTCTACCAGCACCATTCCAACCACCTGGAGGTGATCCACCTTCATCTTCTAATTCATGACCAGTTCTACCCATAGCCATATCTGAAGGTGTTCCTTTTACTTCACCACTCTCTGCTGGATCATTTCCTTCATTTTCAATCTGACCTCTTCTAAATTTTTCTTGATAATCCTTAACAATCTGTTCCTTCTGCTCTTTTATTTGATCATCAGTAAATCCATATATATTTTTATAAGCCCAATCACTAGACAGTAATCCTTCACCTATTACATCTCTAGCCAATGTTGACTTACTAGACCACAGTTCAATCTTTTCTGCTTCATAAATCGTAGATGGGTTTGTCAATTCTAATTCAAAGTTCACCAATTCTTGATCCCTAAATCCTTGTGCATATAAATGAACAATTGCAATTTTTGTTAATTCACTAACAAGAATTCTCTGAATTCTTTCAATACTTCTCGCGAACCTAACATCCTCAGCTGCTAACGTAGCTTTACTACCAACTGCTTCATCATAACCAAGAAAAGCCTTTGGAATTCTAAGTGCCGCTAACATTTTATTTTTCAAGTATTCAATATCATCTGTAGCTGTATATTCTAATCCTCCAATATTTTCTATTGAAGTTCCACTATCTCCACCACGAACTGGCATAAAGAAATCTTCAGTTAAGTTCTGAATATTATATTTCAAGTTATATTGACCAGTACCTTCATCTATAACTGGAGCTTTCTTCATTTTATTAATAATCTTCTGCATAAAATTATCAACTTCTGCAGGTGGAATATTACCAATGTCAATTTTAAATACTCTCTTCTCAGGTGCTCTCATAATTCTATGAATCAGCATAGCATCTTCCATCAATGAAAGTTGTTTCCAAATCTTACGACCACCTTCTAACATTGAACGACCATAAGGTAGGAAATTAGAATCTGATAACAATCTGAAGTGTGCTAATTCATAACTTTCAAATTCTAACTTAGAAGCTCCTGCGGCTGTATGTCTTTGATCTCCACTTTCTAACATATACTTCACGTAATAAGGATTTTCAGGATCTTCTCCCTCAAGTCTAGTAACATCATAAGTTGATAGTGGCTCAACATTTGTAATTCCAAACTTTTCACTTATATCAAGATATAAAAAGAAATCACCGTATTTAACTAAGTTTCGTGTCCACGGATATAAATTAAATTCTATATTCAATATATCATAAAATAAATTATGAAGAATATCATGAATTTGATCATTATCTGTACTTATCTTAATTACCTTTCCATATTCTCCCTTTAAAGTTGATTCATCAGCGTAAATATCTAATGCTGAAGAAATTATAGGATCTGTATCCATAGCTTCGTAATCCTGAAACAATCCTAACCTCATTGTTTTCTGATATAAAGCCTGATTATACCCACTCATTCCACTCATATTATTATATAATCTATTATATCTATCAACTAGATGCCTTCTCGCTACAGATTGCACCTTTTCCGTGTCAGCAATCTTTAATTTGCGACCACCTATATTTCTAACAATTACATTCGTAGAAAATAATCGTTTTAATCTGCTAAAGAAATCTCTCTCTGCCATTTTTTACCTCTTTATTTTATTAACCAAGTTAAATCTTCTTTTTTATCTTTACCAATATCCCAATCCCAAGAATCATTTTCAACTGGGGTTGGCATATAAACTCCTTGATTAGAAGTTATACCACTTACTGCTTTTTTCTGAAGTTCGATACCCTCTACTCTTAGTCTGAGCGCTGTATCTCTTACCCACAACCCTATAGCAAAACTTAATACTAAGTCATCATTATAACCTGACATAGCTTCTGCTCTCTGACCATTATAAATAAAAACAAATAATTCATCAATTAATCTCTGTGAATTAACAATTACTGATTTTTCTCTAAAATATTCTTCTAACTTAGCTACCACCAAGGGTCTTGTTTTCATTGACATTGTAAATCCAGGTACCATATTTCTTTCTATAGTTCTATATTTATTCGTAATTTGGTGTTGGGTATCTACATATTTTAAATCTTTTGATGTATAGAATAAATTATCATATTCTCTATCTATACATTGTTGAATAGCTGCCCAACCAATATTATTGTTTTCTACTACAAGTAAAGCATTATTATATTCTATTGATATATTAACCAACATATTACCAAAATCTCTTGTAGACACTTTACCCTTATATTCTGCTACTTGCTCCATACTTTCAATTTCCATTATATGAAATGCAGAATAATCCGTTCCGTCTCCTCTACTTACATCAGCACATACTATATAATCTTTTGTATAATTAGCAGGCTCCCATATCCAAATATTTGAATCTACTCCTCTTCTTTCAATAGGATCTCTAACATGAGAATTCTTATACTCCTCTAAAATTAAACCGTCAACTACAGTTCTTCCAGAAGTTATAAAATCACAATCACATTCTTGAGCAGCTATTGAAGGGCCTAATAATAAATTTTGTTTTTCTCTCCATTCTTTATTTCTATCTGGATGTAATGACCAATGGAGTCGTATAAAATTAAATTGGTTCAATCCATCTTCCGCATCCGTCCAAGTTCTGTGAAACCAATTACCAACACCATTTGGTGTAGAAAGTACTAAACAATTACCCCCCGTTGCCAAGGTTTGTTGTGCAGATGCCCATATTCCATCTATCTTATCAATAAATGCTGCTTCATCAAGTATCAATAATGATAATGCTTCAGAACGACCGGCTTCTTCTTTACTTGATATAGCTTTTACTTGTGAACCATTTGCATACCTCAAAGATAATTTATTATCTTCTACACACATTTGCTTTAACCACTTAGGAAGATTAGCATGCATCACTCGAACTTTTGTTACTAAATTTTTTGCAGTATCTTGCTTTGTTGCAATAACCAATATATTCTTATCACTCTGAAATGTCATCATCCATAATGCGTAACCAGCAGTTAAAGTTGATATACCTAATTGTCGAGCTTTTAAAATAATATTATAATCGTTTATAATTAAATCTAATAAAGTTTTTTCTTGAAAATCGTATAAACTAAACGGTATTTTTCCTTCAATTGGATGTTGGATCATAGCGTACTTTTTCAAAAAATACACAGGATCTTTTGCACATTCAGTATACTCTTTTTTTATAGCTTCTTTTAATTTATTGTCTTCCATTATTTTATATTCCCTACAATATAAGAACTCAAACTTACAGTTGCAAATCCATAAGCGTACCACAAGTATTTACTCTCATACCATTTTGGTTTAACCAAACTAACCTGCTTTTCATACATTTTTTCTCTTTCCTTCAAGATATCAATTTGCTTTTTCTGAAAATCTATTAACATAGAATCTACATGTGATTGATTATCATACTTAACAACTAATTCTTTAAAAGTTTCTATCTGTTCTGCTTGGGAACTATTTGTACTTTCAAGCTCCTTCATCTTATTAGCAAGTTTTATAATTTGTTCTTGTGTATAAGTTTTAGTACCACTTTCTTCCTGGGCAAAAATAAGTCCAGTCATCACAAGAATCAATAACAAATATCTCATTATTATTTATAAAGTAATATTACTTGGCCACTTCCACTTACTCTAGACAAACCAATCTCATGTGTTTCACTAGAACCAGTTAAGGAAGATGCGAGTATTGTTCCGCCTTCTACACCTGATAATGTAAGATTCCCAGCACTAACGACAGTAAATGCACTAGCGCCCATTGCTGATCCTGTTGCCCAATAATCAATTCCAGATGTACCATCAACATCTTTAATTTTATTCCATTTTGCTGCAGGAAATCCTCCCGTTCCTTGTATTTTTGAAGTCCTACCAACAAAACCAAAATTTATTTTAGCTACAGATCCAGATGCATCTGCGGATTGATTTATTTCTGCCATTTAATTTCTCCTATTAAGTTAATCTATGAACTTTTTTAAATATTCTGCTGCTTTATCAGCATCATTTTCACCAAAAGCTTTTTCCATACCTTTAGTATTTTTCTGACTAATTGTGAGCTTTCTTTTTAAGTTTGATATTTCTTTTTTATTTTTCTTCTTATCTTTTTCTAATTCTTTAATATTAGAAGTTACTGCCTTTTCCACCTTTTTTGATTTATCTATAGCTTTTTTTAATTGTTTAACTTCTTTCTTCTTTCTAAATCCAAAAATAGCGCCCACTGTTACTGCAAATACGCTAAAAATAGACATCAATACTTTTTTCAAACTCATAAGTATCTCCTGTTATTCATTAATAAATATTGACTTAAAGTTTTTCTTTCATTTTCTTTATATCTTTAAGTGCATCTTCTGCTAACTTTCCTAATGCTTTCCTATTCATATTCCACTTTTCTTCTTCCATAACGTCTGGTATATCAGGATTAACCTGATTAGTATATGTTGGAGTTTTTTGTTCTTTCCATTCCTCAATACTATCTTCCATATCTGTAAGGTATGCTTTTTTATTATTTTTTATTTTATCCTTTTCCCATTTATCATAAGTACCATCAATCCTCATTTTATTTTCAATTTTTATTTGACAATCAAAACAATGATTATAAAGATACCACATTTTAGTATCTAACTTTCTTTTCATAACCTTTTCACACTTAGGACAAAACCAAGGCATTCTAGCCTCTTTAGTTGCTTCAAATTTTTCGTTTACTCTTTCAAACTCTTCCTCTCTTTTAAGTTTCTGCTCTTCCTTAAACTTTTTATCTTCCATTGGAATAAAAATTCTTTTCTCTGGAGCCTCACCTCTTAAAATAGATTTTAAAGCTTTATTCTGTCTTTCAATTTCTCTACTATATCCTGCCATAATATTTCCTAAAATCTCAACAATCCCAATATTTGATTTACTGGTGCAAATGCTCCTGTAAATTTATATGTTTTACCTTTATACTTAAAAACTATACCTTCAGATGGTACAATTGAAGATAATCCACCTATACTTTCTAATTTTTCAATTTGATGTTTTAAAGTTTGTATCTTTTTAACATCTCCACCACTTCTTACTGCTTTTATTGCACTAATAACACCTTTTCGTATTTTCTGTACTGCTTTTTGTGGTGAAGCAGCTATATACCCACTTATATTCTTCAAAATTTCTGCACCTACTTCAAAAAACAATGTTTCAAATGGTTTCATATTTTGACTCACCATTTTTAAATGATCATTTTTATCAAATGATCTTACCCAATCTAAAAATTTTGGTGAATCTTTTAAATCCTTCTTTATATCATTTATTTTGTAACTCTTATCAAAGAAAGCCCACCGTTTAGTTAAATTAATCAAAACTTTATTTGATATCTTTGCTTTATGTTGTTTTGATGCATTATAAATAAATTCTTCCCAAAATGATTGATGATATTTTGATAATGTATCATTATCTTTTAATCTATACTCTTTTTGTAATTTGTTTAATCTACTTAAATATATTTTCTTCTTTTTACCAAAATCTTGTACTTTTGGTACTGTTAAAAATTGTGGTTTACCTATTGCATAATGTTTTTGTACATGCTGATTAACTTGTTCAATCATTCCTGCTAACATTCTAGCAGAATCTTTAGGTTGACCTATTGCTGTACCACCTTCATCATATTCTAATGTACCATGAAACACTATTTGTGCTTTGTCATAATCAATTACATTGGCAGACCTTGGATACATAACTTCTAAATTCATCCAACGTTTACCGTTACCAAATACTTTTTCTTTTTGTTTATCAGATAAAGAACCTATTGATTTATTCAAGTCTTTCATAGCAAAAACAAAGGCATCTCTAATATCACCTCTACCTGCAAACTTAGATGCTACTCCACTAACATCCATTGAAGTTGCACCAAAATTCTTTAGTTGACCTTTATTTCTTGCTGTAACTAATTTTCCATTTACCCAAGAAACCATTAAATTTTGACCATCAAGTTTCTCTGTAACTCCATCTTCGCGATTAAGTTTACCACCTAATCCATTAATAATTATCTGTTTTAAATCTGAAAATGTAATATTTTTATCATCAAACGGGTGATTCATATGTCCATATGCTCCGCCTTCTAATAATAAATGTTCTTTAATTTCTTCTTTTGGTACTTTAATATCACCATCATACTCAATAACTTTAATTGGTATTTTATTTCCATGAGCTGTTTGTGCCATAAGTCTTGTATTACCAGCTAATAACCACATCTTACCATTTTTATCTCTAACTACTATTGGAGCTTCTTGTGGTTTTCCACTCTTAATATTTTTTGTTATGTAATCCCATTCTTTTTCATATTCCATTGCTTTATCGTATGCATGTTTCATTGGGTTATCTGCTTTTAAAACATCGGCTGCATCACTATTAATCATATTTTTCAAATCATCATCAGAAAGAACTTCTTCTGGAGCATCTTGAATTTTTTGAGTTAAATCATCTTCATCTTTTGCTAAGCCAGGCATTGCTTCATACGCACCATCGTTCTCAAAATACTCTCCAACTTCTTCTTCAGCTTGTTCTTTTGAATATGGTTTTGTTTTTACAACTGGTTTAGTTTTTTTAGCATCTTGAGCTTTTTTAGATTTAGGATGGTCTTTAATATATTGTGATTGTTCTTCTGGTGTCATATCAGCCCACCAATCTTCAATAATAAGTTTTACTTCTTCATCTAAATTGATTCGCTCTTTCATTGACATCTTTTTATCATATGCATCATTCTTCATTTGAATAATATCTGCAATAAACGGTGACCTTCTTAAAGCTTTAAATGCAAGATTTTCAACTGAAAACTCTCCACCTCTTTCTAATCCAGAACTTCTCATTCTCTTTAACTTATCTTGAATCTTTTCTACCATCTCTACTACTTCATCATACTTACCATCCTTCATCATTTTTTGTAATACTGGTACTGAACCTAAATAACCTTCTGCCTTTGAACGAATATCATCTAAATCAATTTGTAATTCTTTTTTCTTTGGTACTACTATCCACTTATCTTTTAATATTGAATATAGTCCAGAAGCAACGTGCTTATCACCTAAATTTTCAACATAAACTTCTACAGGAAAACCATAAATTTTAATATCATGTTTATTATTCCAAATTGTTTTCTTTGCCAATACATAATTCTTTACAAAGTTTTCATCATCATCTATTTGTTTAAAATCAAGTCTTAAATGTAAGTCAACATCTGAAAACTTTGACCAATTATAATTTGAAATACTACCTGTTAAAGTAATATCTTGTAATTTTACATTTGGTTCTAATTCTAAATCTTTAAAAAAGTTTTTAGCTATCACTAATAATTTTTTTCTAATTTCTGGTTTTAATTTATCACCATCCCATACTTTAGTATTCAAAGAATCTCTTATAATAAAACTTTTTATAATATCTGGTTTTATATCATCTCCTAACAATACTTTTATTTCTTCATCTAAATTAATTCTTTCTTTTAAAGTACTTAACTTAGGCATACCAGAACTTGTTTTATCAGCTTCCTGTGCAGCACGCTCTGTATTTTCTGCTGATGCGGGCTTTCCAATTGGTGCGCCAACTCCAGGAAATATAGGTGTTTCTACTTCTACACCTGTATAACTTTTACCATCAGGTGTTATTCCCATCCATTTAATTACTTCCCAACCAACAGTTGCTAAAATATTTCCTAATTGGTCTTTATATTCTGCTATCGGATCAGTAACTCCAAATCTAGATCCAAATTCTCCAGTACCTTTTCTACCAAATGCAACTGCAGGAACAACATTATATTTTAATGTATAATCAAAATCTGGATTAACTGCACCTTTACTTAAAATATAGTTAACAACTTCCCAACCATACGTTTCTGCCATAGAGTCTACCCATTTTTTAGATTCTTTTTTATAATCACCAAATCCTTTATAAAAAGTAGGGGGTCCATCATCAGTTCCAAAGTTTATACTTGAACTACCTTCTTTAATAATTTTATTAACATCTACTTCTGATATAAACTCTTCTATTAAATTATTACTTAATTTAAAATCTTCGAATAACTTTTTAAATTTTCCTATCATCATATTAAAAACACTCTTATCAAAGTAACCAAAATATTTTTTAAACCTTCGTTCTCTATCTTCAGCGTATTCTGGCGAACCAAGTAATTTCCTCATAGTAGTGCCACTAACTTCCATACCTGCTGCTTTCATTGAAACGTGTGGTGCAGTTAGAACATACCCATGTTTCCAAAACCCTTCCAAACTTTTTTTATTCTTTTTATAATCTTTAAAATACTTTCCACCCGTTAATCTACTTCCTTCTTTAGCTCCAAAAGCATAAACAACCGCAGTAGTTTCCTTATCAAATTTCTTCATTGTATTTGTTGCAACATATGGAGTCCTTTCTTGTACAATTTTACTTGAAGGTATTCCCATTTTAGTCATATGTCGAACTTTTTCTTTAAAGTTCATTGGATGTTTAGGTGGTTTTTTAATATTAGAAGTCGTTATATAAACATCATCAAATTTCTTTTTCATCCACTCATATGTTTTTTTATGATGAGGTCCAAATGGTTGAAAACGTCCACCGTAGATACCTATAACTTTTTTAATCTTTGAAGTTTCCTCATTCATTTTTAATTTTTTTCGTAGTGCGTCAATTTGTTTTCTAACCTTTTTTTGTGCAGGACTGTGAGGCATCATCTTCATAGCCTTAGTATATAGTTTCATCAATTGAGCTTTATCATTTTCATTAATATTTTCACCGAGTAATCTTAATAGTTGAGTCATTACCATTGGATTATTAGTAAGAAAATGTTGTAACTTACTTATATTTGTAGCATAACTTTTTGGTAGCACTTTTTTCTTTACTAATATGTTTAGTGCCTTTTTCATTTTTGGTTTGCCAATAAACTCTTTTATTTTATGTTGTTCATCTTTTTTTCTATCTTTATCTAATTGTTTTCTTACTTTCTTTACTTTTTTAGGATCGGGCGCACCAGCTATAACCCCACCACTACCAACTAATGCTGATTCTTTGATCAAAAAAGGTTCAATAAGTTCTTTTACTAATTTTTGCATGGATTTTACCCTATTAGAATATACACAATTTTATTATAAAAGTCAAGATCTTTTTTAATTATGCCGACCAGTAGGATTTGTTCTTTTTATTTCTACTGGTGATTTTCTATGTCTTCCTTGAGGACTTGATTTCTGAATCTCTACTGGAGATTTTGTATGTCTACCTGAAGGACTATTACCTTTATTTATCTGCTTTACTTGATCTTTTGCTGCCATTTTACACTCCTAATGCTCTTTTAAACCAACCAAACCAAAATCGTTCCTGTTCTGGTTTCTTAAATACTAAATTAGCATAATGTAATACTCTGTAAGAACGAACTCTCTCTAATTCTGGTTTATGCTTTTTAATAGCACCAATTGTAGCTGGCCCTAAACCACCATCAACTTCTAGTTTCGCTCCCCTAGCATTCGTTGCTTTCTGTAGTATTTTAACTGCTCTACTTTTACCTTGATTTACACACATATCAAAATATATATGTTTTAAATTATCTGGCATTTCATCTACCTTAAACTTATCCCAATAATCTCTTTTATAAATTTCTCTAGCACCTTCTTTTGTAAGGCCTTTAATATCTACATCAGGATAAAATCTTTTAGCTATACCAAAATTAGTTTCCCCACCTAAATCTTTTGGATCGTGGACATACCCACCTTCATGTTCCAAAGTAACTTCGATGATATCATCAAAAGTTTGTAACATTCTGTTCTCCTTACTTTTTGAGGATTCTTTGTTTTTCAACCCATTTTTTTGCAATAGCATTTTTAATAGGTTTTTTAATAAATTTATCAACACCTTTTCTCACCAACATATTAAATTTTCTCTGTGCCTGTTTAGGATTCAAAGTAGCATTATTATCAACTAATAAAAAATTAGCATTTCCAAATAAACCTTGAAAGTATGCCATATTTCTTTGTACACCATGCCAATACTTTTCAACAACTTCAGATGGTAAAACTCTATCTCTTTTTAAATTTCGTTTCTGTGCTATATCTAATGATGTATTTACAAAAACCATAAAAGTATCATATCCCATTTCAAATAATTTTTGTCGTTCTTTTTTTACATCTTTAAACTTATGTCCTGTTCCATCTATGATAACACCCAATCTACCCTTTGAATATATTTCCAATCTCTTTTTACTAAGTTCTTTTGTACGAGTTCTCATTCCACTATAATCACTTGCTGTTGGATCAGTTAATTGTTTAAATAAATCATCAGGCATATTGTCAATATCAACAGTTCCAAAATACTTTTTCAAAAATATTTCTAATTCTGTATCTTGGTTAACCATTTTAAGACCGTAAGCTGAAACATTTACTTTATCTGGTATTCCAAACAAACCACCAGCAACATAAGTTTTACCACTACCAGGTCCCCCTGCAAGAAATACTGCTTTAAAAATACCTGGATCGTATACACCCTCTTTAATTAAGGACATTTCCTTGCGAACAAACTCCTTTAGTTTCTTTCTTAGAACTACTTCAGCTAAATTATCTTTTACAAAACTTAACTCTTTAGAAGATAATCTATCTCTTTTCTTTCCAATTTCTCTCGGTTCATCCACAGGGAACTTTTTCATCTATATTACCATCCATGCTGCTAATCCAATCTCAACAACTAAATCTGAAATTGTGTTATTAAGCCACTTTCGTTTACTTCCATAGGGTTTCCAATTCTCTACTACCCATTCTAATACTTCCCAAGCAATTCCTATAATAGCTACCCAAAGAACTGCCCATAAATCTGATGCGCCACACCATTGAGCTACTTTGCATATGAAAGCACCAGCTGCCATATGAGTTGCGGTCCAATGATCTAACCATCCGTTACTTGTTAAATACTTTACTATTCCATGATGAAAAGTTAATTCCATTTTCTTACCCCCATTTTATCTTGGTGGCTTGGAATCCCAAGGCCCCCAATGTTTGTTTCTTACCATTGCCAATCCAGTTTGTTCTGGATTATATTTATAAATCTTATATCCTTTAACTGGAATGTTTCCAAGTGCATAATATATTTTTTTTGATAACTTTATATCTTTATCATTACTTTGGTCAATACACGTACTACCATGTTCTACCCAAGCGTGTCCAAATGGTTTTCCATCTGAATGTAATATTCCTACACCATGACAAAGTATCCATTTCTTTGCATCTGGAGCGGACATTTTATTCATTACAATTCTACCATTTGCCATATAGCAATCACCTTTGGGCATCTATTTCTCCTAAATATATTAACTCAATTATAAATATCAATTTAGTAAAAATTAGAATTTAATCAATGTCAAATACTTGGGTAAGACAGTTCCTCATCGCGTGGTAGTAAATGTATATATAAAAACCTAAATATGCAATATCTACCATTTCCAGAAAATCTTACTTTATTATCTAACATCTTAACTGGTGTTACCGCATGTTTTGTACTTGATGGCATAATCATTAACTGATTTCTTTGAACTGGTACTCTTATATCATAATCCGTTAATTCTATATCTCCACCTTCAAACGATTTTGGTTCTTTCCATAACCAATACATCATTGATATTACAGCTAAATCTTGGTGTGATTTATAATAATCCGCATCTTCATAATATGCAACCAAAGTACTATCTTTATTAGTAACACTCCAACTCTTATAAAAGAAACTCATATCACATAACTTATTAATTAATTTTTCATCCTTATAAATCTTATTTAATATTGTTAAAATATCTGATGTTTCTCTTTTACTATATATTTCATCTAAACCAATCTGATTATTTTTTTTAGTACCTTCAGCCATATTAATAGGTGGTTTAAATGCTAACTTTTCTTTTGATGTTAGAAATTGCAATTCTTGCAACATCAAGTTTACATCTTCTTCAGAAAAATAATCTTTAACTAATAGATATGGTATAGGTTCTTTATGCGGTATATATTCTTTCATAACCTTCCTTTCAAATATAACATATTAATACATATATAATAATAATAGTAGAATACAATTTTAAATTTAAACCCGAATATGTATTAATTTACCACCAGTTCCATCTTCCCCAGCTCCAGAAGATCCCTGACCAGATGTATTTGCTGCGCCCCCTTCTCCAGGTGTAACCAAATAATCACCAGTATCTCCTATACTACCTGTTGCGGTAGTGGTAATTAAAACAATGACACCACCAGCGCCGCCGCCACCGCCACCACCGTTTCCACCATCTGCTTGTCCACTCATACCACTCACACTTCCACCTCCACCAATACCACCATCAGCAGCTTCTGTTACAAGTATAGTACTAGTAGCATCAGATGGTGATTCACCAGCTACACCCGGCTGACCATCTGTTGCACCACCAGCGGCCGAAGCAGCTCCTCCGCCGCCTCCACCTCCGCCGGCGGCTCCTGCTACTTTCAATCTAGCCGCGGTTTCTGCGTTATCCATTACATCTCTCATCATTAGTATTAAATGAGGATCTATTGTATGTAATCTTGTTACTGCTTCTGAAGAAGCACCGCCTCCACCGAGAGCGCCTGCAGGTCCTGCTTGTGCCATTATTTATCTCCTTGTTTATTAAATTGTTTCATTTAGAGTCTACGGTTCACCACCATCGCCAGTACCACCGTTTCCACCTATTGCTGTAACTGTACCGTTATTTACAATGTGTCTAGCTGATATAAATATTACTCCGCCAGTACCACCTGCGCCTCCTCCGCCAGCGCCAGTTGTACCGGCTTCACCTGGTTGGAAAGCATCAGTCATATTTCCACCTGCGCCACCATCTCCGCCAGTTTGTCCTTCCATGTTTCCTGCAGGATCTCCGGCCAATTTACTGTTTCCAGCTGCACCACCACCTGCACCACCTTCACCGCCAGGTCTTCCTGATGCACTCTCTCCTGCATCCCCAGGATTTTGAATACTACAACCACTATCTATTGTTAAAGTTCCTCTACAAAATATTCTATATCCATTTGAATATACTATAACAGCGCTACCCACATCATCTATGTGAAAGTTCTGAGCATAAACATCTTTTTGTAAATGCCAATTATTTCCACTTCTGTACATTAATCTAACACCTTCTCTTGTACATATATTTGAAGAAGCACCACCTGATTCCGTACCTGCTGCTGTCCAAGATGTTCCATCTGCTTCAGTATGGGAGGATCCACCACTTGTAATTGTAATACTACCATCTTCACCTGAACCAAATAATCTTGATTTTTCAATCAAATAATCAGCTGCAGTAATAGTACCAGCAGAATTAAATTCTATTATATCAGTATCATCACCACTACCATCTCTATTAATAATTTTAACAGAATTTGAAGCTATCTCCACTCTAGAAGTTGAATTTGCAACTGGGCCTATAGTAGTAGTTGTACCAAATATTGCTTTAGGAGTACTAGCATCATCTTCATAAACTTTCAACCCACCTGAAGATATATGAATATAATCAGTACTTGTATCATAAATTTTTACACCACCTGCAGCTATAACTACAGCATCGGTGGTAGCTGCTGATGCTACGTTTGGAGCTAAAGTAATCGTTTGGCCAATTGTTGCTACTTGATTACCACCTTGCCATATCTTCATTCCATCACTCGATACAGTAGTATAATCAGTGGAAGAATCCCAAATTGATACACCATAACCAGGTTTTATTCTAACTACATCATCTGTGGTATTGGTTGCAACATCTACACCAGCCGCACCACCTACTGCTATTATACCTGATGAATCTATAGCAACTCTTTTTCTTGGTGTAACCTCACCACTATACATAGAAAGAGCAGTATCAGATATCTCTACTCTACCCTGACCACTTCTTCCTATTCGTATACTAGTTCCATAATCTGCAAGACTAGTTCCACTTTGATCTAATAATCCCATGCCATTACTATCAAGAACAAGTTGAGTTTTTATAAAACCAACTGATGAAGATGTAACTAATTGTGAACCAGATGATGCGAATGATGCTGATGTTTCAGCTCCTGATGCTGAATAAAATAAAGAACCAGTAGCATCATATAAAGAAGCTGTAGCATCGTTTAAAGAAGATGTAGCAGCTCCTACATTATCAAAAACAGTTTGAGCACCACCACCTGTTATAGTTATACTACCTGCTACAGTAACATTTCCACCAGTATCTATACTAAAATTACCCGTTTTTATTGTTAACGTACCATCACCACCATCTGTATTAAATTTTAAATAATTTGTATCGGCATCATCACCTTTAAGTAAAAGGTTTCCACTATTATCCGCATAAAATCCATAGTTTGTTGTATCCACATCATCTGCATTTGCTACAGTACCCATTCTTATAGCTGAATTAGAACCACTTGCATAAACTGATAAGTTTCCAGCAGTTATATGTATTCCATCTGTTTTTACCGCGAATTTACTACCATCATAAGATATAAAATTATCATCATCTTTTCTAAACTGAAATTTACCATCATTTTTAATAAATACAGGAAAGTTTGCAGCGGCTGTACCACCAGCAGTCTTATAACCCATATAAGTTGAAGTCGATACCAACCCACTTGTGCCAGCAACAACACTTGGACCAAGATTACTACCGATTATATCTAGAGCTACGTTACCACTTGCACCTAATCCTAAATTTGCTTTATTCGAACCACTAAAATTAGCAGAATGAGAAGTTTGTATATTGCCTAAAAATGAACCTGTATTACTTCCAATTGCACCAAACGAAGCAGTTAGAGTTGCGTTTAATGAAGCAGAAGCACCTGCCACAGCACCAAATGAAGAAGTTAGAGTTGCGTTTAATGAAGCAGAAGCTGCTGCCACGGAACCAAACGAAGCAGTTAGAGTTGAATTTAGAGAAGCAGAAGCACCTGCCACAGCACCAAATGAAGAAGTTAGAGTAGAGTTTAATGAAGCCGTTGATGCTCCTATATCATCAAAAACATCTTGAGCAGGACCATCAGTAATGTTCATACTTCCTACAAGTGTTAAAGTAGTACCATCCCAAGTTAACTTATCTCCTATTTTAAATATACTACCACTAAGTTGGAATTCTGATGATGATATTACTAAATTTCCGTCTGAACCACTTAAATATGCTGTTTCTGCCGCACCAGCAGATCCTAAATAAAATGTAGAAGAACTCATTATCAAGGTATTTCCACCATCAAACTGAATTCTTGATCCAGTTGAACTACCAATTAATGCCTTTCCAGTTCCATCCAAGTACATACCATTACCACTATTATAAGCAGTTGGTGGTGAAACTCCAAGTGCTATTTTACCACTATTAGTTCCACTATCCATAATGATGGTAGTTGCATCTAAATCAAAAGTATCAGATTTAATTGTAAAGGAACCAGCATCTACTCTAAAATAATTTGTGGAATTTCCATAAACATTTAATGCTCCACCACCATCCATATAAATACCAGCTGTATCTGCAGTAGGACTACTTGGACCTCCACTTGCCCCCAACCTTATAGTTCCAGTTCCACCATCACCTTCACTGTCCATAATAATAGACGTAGCATCTAAATCAAAAGTTGATGTTTTAATCTGAACACCACCACTTCCAGATACTATAATAAAGTTTTCAGCAGCTATATTTCCTTTAAGTAACATATTTCCACTATTATCCACATAGAATCCAGAATTAGTTGTAGCCACAGTAGTTGCATTTGCTAAACTACCAAGTTTTATATAAGAATTAGAACCACTTGCATAAATTGCCAAGTTTCCAGCAGTTATATGTGTTGAGGCAAGCTTTACTGCTAATTTACTACCATTATAAGATATAAAATTATCATCATCTTTTCTAAACTGAAAATGTCCACTACTACTTACAAATACAGGGAAATTTGCAGCTCCTGTTCCACCAGCAGTTTTATAACCCAAGAAGGTTGAAGTCATTACCAATCCATATGTACCACTTGCTACACTTGTACCAAGACTACTTCCAATTATATCTAAAGCCACATTATTATTAGCATCTAATCCTATATAACCTCTATTCGAACCACTAAAATTAGCAGAATGTGAACTTGCAGCACCAACAGCATAACCAGAAGCGGATGCATATGCACCAGCTCCATAATTTGAAGCTGAAGTTTCAGCTCCTGCCGCAGCATTTGAACCTGAAGTTGCAGCTCCTGCAGAATAATTCGAAGCTGAAGTTTCAGCTCCTGCTGCTGCATTTGCACCTGAAACTGCCGCTCCCGCTGCTGCATTTACAGCATCAGATGCTGAAGTTTGAGCTCCGGATGCTGAAGTGAATAGAGAGCCAGTAGCATCATATATTGAAGCGGTTGCAGAATTTAAACTTGCTGTAGTGGCATTTATTGCTGCTAATGAAGTTGCCGCAACTCCACCAGTTATATTTATTGAACCTACCATAGTTATTGTACTACCATCCCAATAAACATAATTAGCATTAGGATCACCTATTCTAAATTTACCATCACCATCTGCGAAAAATCCCTGACCAGTAGTAGCATCGGAAGCCGCTCCCATCATTATTTTATTATTGGTAGCATCAGTTGTATCTTCACCCTCAATTGTCAATCCTTGACCTGTGGTTAACTGAAATCTTTTAACTACCATTTGGAAAGAACCAGTCCTAAACTGCATATATTCTGAATCTCCACCTATCTTAATAGATTCAGTAAAATATGCATTTCTTCCGTAGATACCAAATCCTGGACTTGCTTCTCTTATTGGATATGGATGTAATCCTGATAAATCACCAACTCTTACTTTATGCCTTACATCATAAACTCCACTACCTGTTCTTTCTATAAAATCTATATATGGTGTACCTGGATCGGTTGGTCTTGCATTTAATTTAATATAACCACTACCAGTAGTATTTTCTCCTGTACCACCGTAATATCTTCCCGTTGATACAAGAACTTGACCTGGTTCATAAGCTACTGCGGTTGATATCATCCCCATCAACATTAATGATTGTGAGTTTACTGCAAAAATATTTTCACCTGCGGCATGAACTTCTTTTTTAGTACTACTAACACCTCTAAGAACGTGAAATTTAGAATCAGCAGGTCCATCAGAACCTGTAACCTTCATCATTTCTTGAAGTCCAACTCTTACAATATCACCAACAGTTATTATAGAAGATGCTAAAAGTACACTCGATGAAAGAGTAGTTGATTCAGCTGTCATAGTACCAACTGTATCTTCGCCAGTATCAGATAACATACTTGCAGAATCTATACCACCATAAGATCTTGAAACATTTAAAAATCCACTATAGTCATTATCACTTCCTGGTTTATTCCTACTCGCAGAAGTTACTAACATATACTCTGTACTAAATCCCAAAGGATTTATATCCTTTGCAAAAAGAATTTCATCTTTAACAAATCCACTAACGTTTTCTACAGGAATAGAAGTGGAAGATGCAGATATCGTTGCAGGACCAGAACCACTATCAGCAGAACCTGTAATAGCAGTTGAATTAGCAACTAATAATTCACCCCCTACTGCATTAACAGTTTCTTTTTCAAATACTGTTGTTCTTAAAGTTCCACGAATTCTTGCATTCTCTACTTCAAGAAATCCTCCACCAAGAGCAGAAAGCATAAATCCACTACCCTTTGTACTTGGAACATAATTTTTAGTTTGTATATGTCCAGCACTATGAATAACTAAATTCCCACCTTCAATTGTTTCTGAATCTATTGTGAAAGCAGCTATTTTACCACCTGTAAAAAGTACTCTGGATCCAGTTATATCTCCATCAGGAGTTACTTGAAACCTAGATGCTGAAATAAATAAGTTGTCTAATTTTCCACTTGTATTTGTTGTATAACCACTCGCTGAACCACTTATATAAAAATTATTTGCATTACTTAATGTGTTATCAGAAATAGTAAACCCTGCTATCTTACCACCTGTAAATAATACTTGAGAGCCTGTAACATCTCCACTCTGTTTTACATTGAAAAAACTAGAAGATATAAAATATTCTTCTGTATTTGCAGATGATGAAATTACCCAGTTTGTTGAATACTTTAATGAAGAAGATGCTATTGTAGCTCCTGCTATTATTCCACCAGTAAATAATACTTGTGACCCCGTTATATTTCCAGTAGCCGATACCTGAAGTCTAGAAGAAGATATAAATAAATTCTGTTTACCTTCCGTTGTTGGAATTCCCGAAGCAGAACCACTAATAAACCAATTATTTGAATTACTTATAGCATCACTAGTAATAGTAAATCCTGCTATCTTGCCGCCGGTAAATAATACTTGAGAGCCAGTTATTTCTCCACTTGAACTTAATATTAAATTACCATTTGAACTCGATATTACAGTTGAACCAAGATCAAATCCACCAATTTGACCACCAGTAAATAATACTTGTGAACCAGTTATTTGTCCTTCTGCAGTTACATCAAAGTTATCCGTGTCTAAAACAAAATGTTTTGTTTTAATCTGTACACCAGTAAGTGGGTCTGGTGAACTATCAAATCTCAAATAATTCTGATCACCATCTCCAACATAAAATCTTGGGTTTCCAGAGTTGTAATCAAATTGCATTCCAGATTCAGCAAATGAGTGACTATTTATAGTTATTTTTTTACCACTTGCATTTAATCGTATACCACCAGTTGTGTTAGGTGATTTTAATACATCACCACTAAGAAACCATCCTGCTATTTTACCACCAGTAAATAATACCTCTGAACCAGTGATATCTCCCGTAGCTGTTACTTGAAAATTAGATGCAGATATAAATAAATTTTGCGCACCATTTTGAGTTGGATTCCCTAAAGCAGAACCACTTATATAAAAACTATTTGACCCCGTTGTAAAAAATGCATTAGAATCAATATTAAAACTGGCTATTGATGCTGAAACAAACCTCGCATACCCATCTGATTTTATTTGTGCTGTGTAGGGACCCCCAGATGGAACGCTAATCTGATTAGCAGTTAAATCACCTTGTATTTCTGCATCACCACCTATGATTAAACTACCATCTCTTTTTAAATGAAACTGAGAAGAACTGATTTCTATTGCATTATCTGAACCACTTATATATTGTACTCCAACTCTCCCAAAGAAAAATTTATTTGTTCTAAT